TGTGTTTATAGGTGTGGTAGACAAGTTCCTGGAGTGTGTGATATTCGTAGGTTTATAGGTAGTGAATATGATCATCTTGCATTCTATAGTAAGCCAGGTAGTATGTTGCATATTAATTTTGTTAATAATGATGCATATTATGTAGTTAGGGCTCTCCGCAGGGTAGAGAATATGGAGCGTGTGAAAGCACCATCCACATGCTACCCAATTGCAGACGTGGGACCGATGAGTGAAGTTGATCATGAAGTCTGCGGGATTAGGTATTTTGCGCATACAGAGAAAGGTGAGTGCGGGTCACCTATTATCCAACATAATCCTAACACCAATGGTAAGATTCTTGGTATTCATGTGTGTGCCGTGCGTAATAGCCAAGAAGGAGTTGCAGAGCTATTGGTGAAAGAGCGAATTGATAAGGCCATTTTGACTTTGTATAGTGAGTTCGATAAACCTGGTGGAGCCCTCCCGATAGGGTCTGCCATGGCAAGTGGGTTGTTCATACCGGAGCTTGAAGAAAAATCTAAGATTATCAACCCACCTTCTGGACAGGTTATTCCTGTGTCAGTAGTGAAACAGTGTGATGAAATAAGAAATCCGACTAAGACGACGATTATTAGAACACCTCTGTTTGGTTTAACAGGTTGGGAACACAGAACGGAACCATCCATCTTGTCCTTTAAGGACCAGAGACTTGGTGGGAAGAGTTTCGACCCTTTGATGTCAGGACTATCTAAGTATGGAATCCCAGCCAAACCCTTCCTTCGGAAGGACATATTAGAAATAGAGGATCATATGTTTGCCGTTTATCGGGATAAGCAAAATGCACGAGGAGAGATGGGAGTACTATCATTGGATCAATCCATAAATGGTATTCCTGGACTGGAGTTCTATGAACCTTTGAATTGGACTTCGTCGCCAGGTTTTCCAGAAGTTAAGTCAAAAGATAAGACTAATGATGGAAAGCGTTGGTTGTTCGAGGAAAATGGGAAATTTTCTAATGGAGCTCCACGTTATTGCATTAAGGCTGACACACTGAAGAGGGATGTGATTGAGCGCATCGTACTTGCCAGAAATGGTGAGCGGAAGGTGTCTCTTTCAGTAGATTGCGTAAAAGATGAAAAATTACCCCTCAAGAAAATTTATGAGGCCCCAAAGACACGCACATTTTCGGTTTTGCCACTTGATCTAACCATAGTTACCAGGAGTTATTTCTTGGATTTCTGTGCATTGGTGATGGCGAATCGATATGAG